CTGAAATTGCAGATATGGTTTACAAACTTTCTGGCAAGGTATCTAAAGAAACTCTTCTTTCTCAATTACCTTTTGTTGAAGATGTGGACGCGGAGATCGCCAGACTTGAAGATGAACAAGAGGCGAATCCATTCTATGATGTTCGCCTTGGGTTAAATGGAGAAGATGAAGATGGACAAGAAGAAAAAGCTAAAGAAGAAGAGTGATTACAATAACCCAGATAGTTTCCAGGATGAACTTGATTTAGTCTTATAGCTTTTGGAAGGCGCAAAAAAAGTTGAATCAGACTTGGTAAAAGATTATCGAGATGCACTTGAAAAATATGAAAGATTATATTATGAGATATTTCCGTTCTATTTTAAAAATGGGGTTACAGATGAAAGGAAATATAGAGAGTTATATGAATCATTCGTAAAAGGGCAATATTCTGATTCTTATGTGCGGGAATAGCTTGATAAAATCAATAGAGATTTACAAGAATTACAAGTTAATCGTCTTGTTGCTTGGTTAATTTTAGACTATGAAACAACAGTACAGAAAACTGCTGAATCCATAGGTACAACTAAAATTTATATTCCAGCGGATGTGCGGATACGAGTTGCTGAACCGTGGTGTAAAGATGGCAAGACCTTTTATGATCGAATTAAAGCGAATGTGGGAGATCTTGATAGGAAGCTGCGGTATGTAATTCTTAGAGGAATAAAAGCGGGTTGGTCATTGGATAAAATGACTGAGACTTTGCAGCAATTGACGGGCATGGCCGCTTATAAAGCTCGTAGACTTATCAGAACAGAAACTATGGCGGTTTACAGTAAAGCTACGAAAGATGAGTTCTTAGAGAATGGAATTGAGTATGTAGAAATAATCGGCGACGCCGCCTGTGGTGGGATTTGCTTAGATTATGTAGGTGAAGCCATTCCATTAAGGGACGCAATAATTGGTGATGATTTGCCGCCTTATCATCCTAATTGTGCTTGTTCCTTTTGTTCTTATGTTGAATTTGAAAAAGAATAAAAAATTTTTGGTCAGATTTTGATAATTTTCTCCTTCTACTTTTTATGTATAGTAAAGAGATTTGAAAGGAGAAAAAAATATGGAAACAATTTGGAAGGGAATTAAAGATTTTCCCAACTATGAAGTAAGTAACAAAGGATAGGTCAGGAACATAAAGACTGGCCGCATGTTAAAACCATATGTTAATTTAGGCGGCGGAAAAGGATATTATAAGGTGCGATTAACCTCTGAACCTTACAAAACTAAACAGTTTTTTGTTCATAGATTGGTCGCAGAAGCGTTTATACCAAAAGAAAAAGAGGAATACACGGACGTTAATCATATTGATGAAAATAAATTGAATAATGTGGTGGATAATCTTGAGTGGTGTACACGTTCTTATAATACTAGCTATGGAACGGCGCAGCAACGCCATTCCGCGACATACAAAAAGAATAAAGGTAAAGATATAGTAAAATATGATTTAGGTGGGCATGAGTTAGAAAGATTCGATACAATAGTAAAAGCTGCTCTTTCTATTGAAGATGGAAAGGCAGAGAGTCTTTCTGTTGTTCTGAATAATGATGCAAAATAGACTTATAAAGGATATATTTGGAGATTCGAAGACAAAATTGAATAACTCATCTAAGAGTATTTTTATAAACATTGAGGGACTTCGGTAACTCTTTAATTTTTATTACAAGGGCGTACCAAAAATACGAACTTTTAAAGGAGATAAATTATGGAAGAAAATAAAGTAACAGTTGAAACTGGGGCAGAAGAGAACCAGGAAGTAAAAACATATACACAAGAAGAAGTTGATAAACTTCTGCAACAGGAGACTGATAGACGAGTAACATCCGCTCTTAAGAAACAACAGCAGAAATTCGAAAATGAGCGCGCTGAAGCTGAGAAGCTTAGAGACATGGATGAGGCTCAGAAAAAAGAATATGAATTTCAAAAGAGAGTTGCAGAACTCGAAGCTAAAGAAAAAGAATTTGCACTTACTCAGAATAAATTAAGTGCTTCCAAGGTTTTAGCGGATAGAGGGCTGCCAGTACAATTTGTAGATTATATCGTGGCTGAAGATGCTGAAACTATGATGACAAATATTAATGATTTTGAGAAAGCATGGAAGGCCGCACTTGCTGACGCTGTAAATGCTAGATTAGCGGCTCCCGCACCAAAGGGGAGTTCAGTATCACAAACAGGTATGACTAAAGAACAATTCGCAAAACTTACAGTGTCACAGCAAGCTGAATTATATAAAACTAATCCAGAGCTGTACAAACAGATGACAGCTCGCTGACATTTAAAGGAGAATATAAATTATGGCACATACAGTTTATGATAATTTTGTATTAGAAAATAAACTCGAAGATTTACTTACTACAAGTGTTAATCTTCAATCTTATATGACTGTTGATACTTCCCTTACACAGAAACCAGGTATGATTAAGACTATTCATGTTTATACTTCTACTGGTGATGTGGAAGATCTTGCGATGGGTAAAGGAAACAGCCAGGACATCGAAGTTACCTTCACAGATAAAGACTACACCGTTGGTGTTACTCAGGGTAGATTCCAGTATTTTGATGAGCAGGAAATGAAAGATCCGATGGTTGTTGATGCTGGTCTTTATGGTCTTGCTACCCGCATGACAAATGACTTCACAAGAAAGGCTATCGCAGAATTTGGTAAGGCTACTCTTACTCTTGATGCTTCTGCTACTGGTCTTACTTTTGATACCGTTGTTGATGCTATTGCCAAACTTGGCGTTGAAGATGAGAAGGGTTATTTCTTACTTATCAATGTCGCTGACAAAGCAGCTGTGAGAAAAGCTCTTGGTGACGACCTTAAATATGTTGAGGATTTCGTTAGAACTGGTTATATCGGTTCTGTTTGCGGTGTTCCTGTAATCGTTTCTAAGGCTGTTCCTGCTAAGACTGCTTTCCTTGCTAACAACGAAGCTGTTACTCTGTTCATTAAGAAAGGTTCTGAAATTGAGCAGGAAAGAGACGCCAACGTTCGTAATAACAAGGTATTCGCTCGTAAGGTTGCTCTCGTTGCTCTTACTGATGCTACTAAGGTTGTAAAGATTACTACCGCAAAATGATGAAATAAACTAATAAAGGAGTCTAATTATGTTAGAAAAAATTAAGATGTTATTAGGGATTGCAGAGGAAGATGAAGGGAAGGATGATTTAATTAATCTCTTAATTAGCCTTTGTAAAGATGAGGCTGTAGATTTCTGCAACCTCCCTGAGTATGATTCTAAATTAGATTCCGCAGTAATTAGTATGGTTATCGAACGATACAATGCCAGAGGGACTGAGGGTTTAACCTCAGTCTCTGGTTCTGGCGTTAATGAACATTATAAAGACGGATATAGTTCTAATATTATATCCGCCCTTATCAAAAATAGAAAGATTAGGTGTATATAATATGGTAATGCGGGATAAACTTATTGAAAAAACTCAACAGTATGAGTCAGACGGCAGTGGTGGCCGCATCCGCATTGGAGAACCCCAAATTAGAGAGATTGAATGTAATGCTTCTTTAAATGCTGACCCAGAGATTGCTGGACAGTATGGGGTTAATGGAGAACAGGTTCTTATCGTTTTCTCTTGGGAAGAACTTCAAAAGGGAACTAAATACATATTTAGGGATAAGAGCTATGCTGTGAGATTTTCGGCTCCGCGTTGCCGCATGGTGTACTCTATACTAGTTGAAGAGAAGGAGTAACGACATGTATACAGTTGATGAAAATAATACAATCACGATTGTAAAGAAGGATACCGCCTATTTTTCTATCTCTCTTGATAATTATGAATTAATGGATGGCGATATTCTTACTTTTACTGTTGCGAAAGAGAAAGAATCACAGAACCCTCTTATCCAAAAGAGAATTACAGAATTTGATGAAGGCTTGGCGGTAATTTTCTTAGATACAGATGATACAAATCTTGACAAGGGTTCTTATTATTATGATATACAATTAAATACTCACGATGGTTTAGTTGATACTATTGTGGGTCCAGCCAAGTTAAAAATAATTGAGGGGGTAACATATTAATGGCAAATGAGAGTATTAAAGCAACGCTTTCTACGTTAAAGCATATTACCCCAACACAAGCGGAAGATAATGGTAAAGAAATTGCTTACGTTCGTATTGTAGGTGATGGTCTTAGCGCATATGAAGTTGCTAAAAGAGAAGGCTATGAAGGAACTGTTACTGAGTGGTTAGCTTCATTAAAGGGTGAGCCTGGTCCTCAAGGTCCTCAGGGAGAAAAGGGTGAGACTGGCCCGCAAGGTGAGACTGGTGCTACAGGTCAGAAAGGTGACCCGTTTACTTACTCTGATTTTACTCCTGAACAACTTGCCGCTTTAGTTGGACCGCAAGGCCCAAAAGGTGATAAGGGTGATAAAGGAGACAAAGGTGACCAGGGTATCCAAGGACCACAAGGACCTCGTGGAGAAAAAGGCGCAACTGGCGAACAGGGTATCCAAGGTATTCAAGGTCCACAGGGGCCACAAGGTGAAACTGGACCAAAGGGTGCAGATGGAGAAGTAACAAGAGAAGAACTAGAAGAAGAAGTAGACAGACTAAGTATGATATATAATGCTTTTCCAACTACAACAGGAGAGGGAGAAGAAGCAAGTATAAATGGAACAGCAGAAGTGCCATTTAAAGAGATAGTCTTAAAAGGAAATACAAGCCAAGAAGGAACACCAACACCAGATAGTCCAGTAGAAATACAAAAGGTAACAGGAAATAATAAAGTAGTTGTTAGTAATCAGAATTTATTTGATAAAGATAATGCAAATATATTAAATGGTTTTATAAATGGAGCAACTAAAACTTATATAGAATTATCTACTGCAAAAAGTTGTTATATTAGTATTAAACCGAATACTACTTATACAATTTCTAAAATATCAAGCCAAAGATTTGTTTTAGGCACATTTAATACTGAAATTATTGATGGAACTCCAATTACAATACTTGGTTTTCCCAAAAATACTGCTACATCATATACTATCACAACTGGTGGAAATGATAAATATTTAGGAATATTCTATTATTTATCAACAGCAGATACATCAAGTGAAGAAACAATAAGAAATAGCATACAAATAGAACAAGGCTCAACAGCAACAGATTACGTTCCACACCAAGAACAAACCTACCCAATAAATCTAGGCTCAATGGAGTTATGCAAAATAGGAGATTATCAAGACTATATCTATAAAGATAGTGGTAAATGGTACAAGTATGGTGCTATTGGTAAAATAGCAAGTTATAATGGGGAAACAATTACTACAAATTATATTTCAACAACAGGTGGGTTAGACACAGGTTCAACCATTTATTATGTACAAAATACCCCAACAACAACTGAAATAACA